ATCAGACCAATGGCCTATATACTCTTAACTATAGAGCCGGTAACACAGGAATATCTGTACAAGCAGATTTCTTCCTGAAAGGTAATGAAGTGATGAAACAAAAATATAATGAAAGTTTGCCATGGAAAAAGACTTAATAATTGGTGCGTTTAAGAACTACAACTTTGAAACAATTAAACCTTGGGTTCAATCTATCAATGAATGTGGTTTCAAAGGTGATAAAGTAATTGTCTCTATTGGGTCATCAAAAGAAACCAACGATAAAATAGCACAAGCCGGTTTCACCGTAATCAGTGCACCAAGTCAGGCTCGTATGGGCTTTCATATGGAGAGATTCTTACACATCTATAACTTCCTTCAAGCACAAGGAAGCAATTATCGTTATGTAATCACCACTGATGTGCGTGATGTGATCTTTCAGAAAGACCCAAGTAAATGGATCGAACAGAACATCGGTGATAACGAGATGATTGCCGTGTCTGAATCCATTAAAATCAGAAATGAACACTGGAACAGACAAAACATCATCAATGCTTTTGGTGGATACTTCTATGAAGGTGTTCAAGACCAAGATGTTTATAATGTAGGAACACTTGCAGGCACCTCTGAATATATCAGAGACCTGTGTGGTATGTTGTATCAATTATCTGCTAACCGTCCAGATTGGGTTGCTGACCAAGCGGCATACAACATTCTACTAAACTGGCAACCATACAAAGATAAGACCAAATTTGTCGGCTTGTCTGATGGTTGGTCGTGTAACTTACATATCACCCACAAACCTGATGAAAAAGAACATTTCAAGCCTTTCATTCTTCAGCCTGTTCCTGTGTTTGAAGATGGTGTGGTGCGAGATGGAACAACCGATGAACTTTTCTGTATTGTTCACCAGTATGACCGAGATCCTGTGATGTCGAAATTTTACAAAGACAAATATAAGGTCGAAGATGTCATCACTTTTAGGACAGACGTATGAAAATGATTAATGATTTTGATTGGGATTATCTCAGATTCAAATTTGAATCTGCCAAACCATTCCACCATGTTGTAATCGATAATTTCTTCAAAGAAGAATTTGCACAGGCCATTGCCCAAGAAATTCCTGGTTATAACACCGAAGTGGATGCAAAGTATGACAATGCTATTGAGAAGAAAAGAACAGTACAAAACTGGACCAAATTCTCTAAGAATGTTTACAAAGCAATGTCAGCTTTGGTTGACCAAGAATTCACGAGTCTTTTGAGATACATAACTAATCAACCTGATTTGGTTGCAGACTTTGGTCTTCATGGTGGTGGTATGCATTTACATCAATCTGGTGACTATTTGAATGTGCACTTGGATTATGATGTTCACCCAAAGATGGACATGAAACGTAAATTAAACATCATCATTTATTTGAACCCTGAATGGCAGGCATCTTGGGGAGGCAACTTAGGTCTTTGGTCGCATGATGAAGAAACAAATCAGCCTAAAGAACTAGAATCTTCAATTATTCCAATCTTCAATAGAGCAATATTATTTGATACTACACAAAACTCTTGGCATGGTGTGACTGAGGGTATCTTTTCTCCTGAAGGCCAGTACAGAAAGAGCCTTGCATTATACTATCTCATTCCAACAGAAGACATAGATAATAAGAGACAGAAAGCATTGTTCGTACCAAGAAAAGAACAAAAGGGTGATAAAGACATTGAGAATTTGATTAAGATTAGATCGGGATATTGATATGGGTAATATTACTATTGTTACAGCATTTTATGACATTGGCCGTGGTGATTGGACACCAGATAAAGGTCTTCCACACTATCTACAAAGAACTACTGACACTTACATTGAACGTTTTACACACCTCACTAAACTAGATAATGAAATTGTTGTGGTGACAACACCAGATATTGGTAAACGACTGAAAGAGATTAGTGATAAAGTTAAGATCGTTGAATATGATCCATTCACAAAATTTTCAACACATCTCAGCAAAATCATTACTATTCAAGAAGGTGTATCATACAAACAGATGATCCATCCAAGCCAAGTGAAAAACCCTGAATATTGGAGCCAAAAATATGTTCTCGTCAATCTATTGAAGTCTCATTTTGTCAATTTGGCTATCGAACAAGGATTTGTTTCCAATGATCTGGTTGCATGGCTAGACTTTGGTTATTGCAGAGGTGAACACACACTTCCGAAAAGCCTTACTTGGTCTTACGATTTTGACCCAACAAAGATTCATTTGTTTTCATATAAAGATTTGAATCCAAGAGTAACACTACAGCAAATTATATCAACAAATGATGTACACATCTTAGGTGCAAAGATTGTAGCACATAAGAAGTTATGGCCAGTCATGGAAAATAAGATGTTTAACGCCTTCGATATGTTGTACATGAATGGTCTAATGGATGATGACCAAACTATGATGCTAATTTGTGCCACTGAGAATCCTGAACTATTCGAACAGCACAGAATACCGGATCACCAACTAGGGCTTGATCCATTTGTTATATTTAAAGACTTTAATAATGCGGAGAAACTATGAGCGACACAATTACATTTAACACAGTCACACAACAATTTTATGGCATGAAGAAAAGTTCTGGTCATGGTTTAGGTGAACTTGTAAAGAATATGAACGAACCTTTTGTGGTTGAAATTGGATGTTCCGAAGGTGACACAACGGAATGGCTACTACAGTGTAATCCAGGTTTAAAGATTGTTTCCATTGACCCATATGTAAACTATTTGGATTGGAATGGCAACCAATTGAATGATCGCCAAGAGTTCTATGAAAAAACCATGCGGCGCTTGGCTCCTTATGGTGACCGATTTGAAATGATTAGAGACTATTCAGATAATGTACATGGGGAGTTTGAGGACAACTCCTTAGACGTCCTATTCATTGATGGTCTACACACATATGAGCAAGTATTGATTGATTGCAACAATTATTATTCCAAAGTCAAACTTGGTGGCATTTTCTCAGGCCACGATTTCAGAGTTATTCCTGGTGTAAACAAAGCAGTTAAAGAGTTTGCGGCCTTAGTTGGTAAAGAAATCTTGGAAACAGAATGTGATGTCTGGTACTGGTACAAATAATGAGTAATCTGTTCATTGTAACTTCCGCCATCAATTCTTTTCGTAGTGTGATACCGCTAGACAAAAGATATGAACAAACACTAGAGACTATTGAATCGGTCAGAACTAAAGTTCCTGATTCGATCATTTTGCTGGCAGAATCTTCTCCTAATCCTGTTGCAGAAGATATGTTGCAGGATTTGTCGAAAAAAGTGGATTATTTATTGGTAAATTATAATATTCCTGATATAGTCGAATTAGGTAAACGGGGATTACAGAGTCCAGCGGAAGCATACAGCCTGGCATATACATTGGATGTTGTGGAGAATCTTTTACCTGATTTTAAAAGAGTATTTAAGCTGACGGGTAGAGGTTCTTTGACGGATGATTTTCACATTGAAGACCATGCAAAAGAAGGAAAATATGTTTTCAAAAGACGAGTTGATTCTTGGATGTCAAAAGATATTCAACTGGTTGACACCAGAATCTTTTCTTTCTGTGTGTCTCTGATTCCAGAAACTAAGGAAATGATGAGGCGCATCGTAAACCACAGCCTACAGACTGGCCGAGATTTGGAACATTGTATTTTTGAGCTAATAGACAAAGAAAAGCTGGAAGAACGAGATGTCATGGGTTTCAAATGTCAAATTTCTTCCGCAGGCTTCATGCAATTTGACTGACTATGTATCGGAGCCAAACTTTCCAAACTAAAAAGGTATAAACCGAAAAGTTATATAAATACTCTCATGGCAATCATAGTGTATTGCAATGTCTAAGGAAAAAAATGAGAAGTTTTTTATCTCTACTCAAAGAAGAAGCTGACGAGTCTAAATTAAAGCACATTACACATGTGGAAGATCATGCTATCCACGGTGGAGCCGAGGGCTTCGACCATGCTGTTGGTGTAATGAATCAAGTTAGAAAACACATTAAAGCTGGTAAAAAAGATCCAACTTTGACCATGAAGCATGACGGTTCACCAAGTATCGTATATGGACACCATCCGGAAACAGGCAAGTTCTTTGTCGCATCAAAGTCAGCTTTCAACGTCACTCCTAAGATTAACTATACTCCTGATGATATTGAAAGAAACCATGGACATGCTCCAGGACTGGTCTCTAAATTGAAAGATGCACTACATCACCTTCCTAAAGTTGCACCAAAGACTGGTGTTTACCAGGGTGACATGATGTTTGGTCATGGCGACAAGACTGAACATGAAGGTAAAGTTCATTTCAAACCAAACACAATTAGCTACTCAGCACCTAAAGATTCTGAGGAAGGCAAGAAAATTCGTAAAGCTAAGATTGGTGTTTACACCCATACACAATATCATGGCAAAACACTAGCCGATATGAAGGCTGATTTCCATCCTGATCTATCCGGTTTCAAAAATCACACTGACGTTTATCACCGTGAGCCAGGCCATGATACATCCAAAGTCATGATGACTAAACACGATGAGGATCAGTATCAACACCACTTGGCATCAGCACAAGCACTGCACGACTTACATGGCAAGAGAATGTATGATGCTACTGAACCACACAGAAACGCTGGTGGTCCAATTGAAGCACATATTAACCAGACGGTTCGTACCGGTGAAAAACCTAGCGTAAATGGACTTAAAAAATCAATTGATGATAAGTACACTAAAGAAATCGCTAAACTAAAAACACCTGCCGCCCAAGCTAGAAAAGAAGCTGATAAAAACGCACATATTGAACACATTGAAAATAACAAAGATCATTATGAAAACTTTTTCAAGATGCACAATCATCTCCAGCAGGCTAAAAATGCACTAGTTCATGTTTTAGCAAGACATACTGGAGGTTTGGAACACCATGTTGGTGATGCCGCAGTGAAACCAGAAGGTTTTGTTGCTACACACAAGGGTAAAGTGTCTAAACTCAATGATAGACAAGAATTTAACAGATTAAACTTTTTGGCAAGACCGCGATGAAATCCTTTAGACAGTTAACTGAAGAAAAGAAAAAATCATTAGCCATGCTATTTGGCCGCATGAACCCTCTAACAAAGGGTCATGAGGAAAACGTAGAAGGACTAAAGAAATTGGCGCATGAGAATAATGCAGACCATCTGGTGATTGCTTCCCATTCACATGATGCATCTAAGAACCCATTGGATGCCCACACAAAACTTAAACACCTAAAACGTGCTTTCCCACAAACTAACGTGATTACTTCCAGCAAGGAAGAACCAACGATTATGCACCACGCATCTAATGCGTTTAAGAAAGGTTATAATCACTTGATTATTGCTGGTGGTGGAGATCGTGTTAAGGAATATCAACACCTATTACACAAGTATAATGGTGTTGAAGGTCGCCATGGCTATTACAAGTTTGACCACATTGAAGTTAAATCGACC